CTAGATTAAATGCAACTGCTGCGCCACTGGCGTCAGTCATTGCAAATTGTCCATCTGCCTCTACAATACGTTGTCGTAACAAGATTTCTGCCGCTGCTCGTGCTTCATCACTAGCGAATGCACCTGCTAGTTGTGACGCCATTTCACCGATTTTTGCATCAGTGATTGACTTGCGTAAGCCGCTTAGCTCATCGTCTTTAGCTGCTAATGAATCTAAAACTTTTTGATGCTCAGCTTCTTTGATTTCTTGCTCAAGTTTGTTTAATGCGCTTGTGTTGTTCGATGCTTTCAATCGTTCGCGTTCAGCTTCCAAGTCGTCTGCCGCTTTTGCTTCTGCTAGCGCTTGTGCTTGCGATGCTTTTTCATTGGCGTCAGCTTGAAAACTATCAAACTTTTTACTTAATTCAGTGAGTTGACCTTGATTGCGATAAGTCGCTTTTGTCTGCTCTGCTAAATCTTTGTGCATAAAAACGGTTGCGCCGCCTTGCTCGAATGGTACGAATGAATCTTTAGCTTCTTGCGGAACGTCCGCTTCGTTGCTGTATTGTAGTTGCATGTGTTAGACCCTAACTAGTTGCATGTATGTTGTAAGTGTCTATTATAGCATACAACTAATTAGTGGTTATTTTGACCAATTACATTTCGAGCTCAGCCAGTATTACATCAACCTCTTCTTTTAGTATTCCTCCGTCACGCATCTGTCTCAAGCCCTCTTGCTTTGATATTAACGTTGTGGTGACGTCATTGGCGATAGCCTTACGCTCCTCAGGGTCTAACTTACTTTGGTTGAATTCTTTATTGATTACTAGCTCATATTCAGGTTCTTTATTTGATGTGGACATAAACCCAAAGCAGATATCGATTAGCATTTTATAGCCCTCTTCGATAGAGTTGGCGATATTGACCAATGCGCGTAACTGCTCTGCTGATTTAATTTTAGTTGTACCTACTGCCTCCTCCGTTGCCTCACTGGTATCAAACGAGCCGCCGAAAGCTTTAATCTCTTTCTGGTTAGCTTCTAGGTATTTGAAATAATACGAGTTGTCAGCTTTGTTTTCTAGGTAGCTAGCCGTAACGCCAGCGGGTAGATTAATACCACCACTTGAGCCAAGCTTGATAGCCATGGTGCCGCCATTCATCTTCTTGTACGCGTCTATCATGTCGTCACTATCCCAACCCGTAGTTACAGGAGTTGGTTGTGCATCACGATGTAGCACTTCCTTTAAGTCAGCGTTAACTTGGTAGCGTGAGATTGTTTTTAGTACGATAGGGTGAATAACACCATAGTTAAGTGGCATTTCACTAGAACAATATGGACGGTCTGTAACGATGTAGTGCGGGATATGCATCATCGGCGCGCCTTTGTATTCAGGGTAAACCATTTCGCTCCTCTGCTCGATGCCGTCGCTATCAATAGTAATTTGCTGTTGATAGTAGTGGCCGTTTTCGTCAAGACCAAGAATTAGCGCAGTTGAGCGTGACTCACGTGCTAGCGTTTGCTTATTTACGTGCGACGTATGCTCGATTAGTTTTGCGTATGATAGCTGCTTGATGCCGTTAATCATCTCGTAATCCCAATCGAATACAGACTCACGCGGGTAGTGCCTAATATAAGCCTGTGCGCCATCGTAGTCAGCTAAAAGGAAGTGGCTACCCATTTGCATAACCTGATAGGCTGTAGCTCTCATGGACTCTGACAGTGTTGTGTTGGCACCATCGGAATTGTACATTAGATATTCAATTTCGCTCGGTAGGTCATCAGTAATAGCGGGCGTTTGCCACATTGCACCACCTAAGCTAATTAGTGTTGCGCCTGCTACCTCGTCAAATTCAGCACGCGCCTTGAATCGATTATACCTAGTAATTGCGCCTTCGCTTGTGGTATCGGTATCACTAGGGTGCGGTAGGTAAATTAATGAATTAACACTATTCTTTACTTTGTGCTCACCACCTACAGCGTCACGTATTTTTAATAATTCGTCTTCGTTTTCTGTGTACTGCACGTGTTTTACGTGCATAACTGCGTGTGTCATGTGATAAGCCCTGATTAAGTTTAGGTAATTATATCATTATTAAGTGTTGACATAATATTGTGAGCTGTTAATATGGTTACATCTAAAACGAAGGAGAATAAAAATGAAACATACAGGAACATTGGTGTCACATAAAAAAGAAGTAATCATGGCTGCGGTGGCCGATATGCGAAAGACGATGAGCTTAGCCGAGATAGAGGCCTTGGTTGGCCTCAGCGCGCCAACGATATGTAATATAGCTAACGGCTCAGTGTCGGAAAGAACCGCGCTAAAAATCATTGCGGCAGCTAAACCGAAACAGGAAAAGAAGGTGGTAGCGCTAAAAATGCCAGAGCTAAACAATGACCTGTCGGATATCGCTATCGCGCACAAATACTGCCAAAAGGCCGATAACGCATCAGCGGCTGGTCACTCCTTTAAGTTGAGTTTTGACGAGTATAAAAACTTGATATTGCAAAAGTTTTGTGCGTATACCGACATTAAAATGACGAGAAGCGGTAAGGGGGCACAAGCACAGACCGACATCACTATCGACCGAGTGGACAACAGTAAGGGTTATGTCGATGGTAATGTCGTTGCATGCTGCTTCGCTGCTAACCAATTAAAAGGTCACACCGAGAGCCCTGCAAACGCACTAAACATTAACGGCGCGCTTATGGTTCTTAATCGAGCTAAGGCACTACTGGAGAAACAAAAATGATTTACACAAACAATCTAAGCCGCACCCAATACCGCAAATCAGCTAATCACAATTACGCTGAATACCGTAGCGATAACGGTGCATGGAAATTGAGCGCATCGGTCAGTAATGATGAACTAGATGACATTAAACGATTTAAACAGGATTTTAATAATGGGTAACGAAACGGTAACACTGAACAAGGCAACGTATGACTCAATGAATAGAGAGATTGAGGAATTAAAAGAACTGGTTATTGCAGGCGCGTACAACCTTACTTTTGAGTACGTGTACATTAAGGATATAACCGATGTATTCCTAATGCCGCCACGCGGTGATAATGGCCTTTCAGAGCGCGAAGCGAGTCAAAGACTGAGAGACTGCACCTTTAATCATAATGTATCTATAGCTAGCTTAGGTGATAGTCTGGATGAAATTCAAAAGCGTCAATCTGAACTAAAGTGGGCGTCAGAAAAACGCGAGCAAGACGCTAAAAGTGCCGCAGATAAAGGAATAGAAGAAATGATGGAGCTTTGCGACAAGGAGCGAGAGCTAGCAGCGAAGGCGTCAAAAAAATTAAAATCAAAACTACCGGGGTGGTTACAATGGTAAATAAACAACAAACAATCAAAGAATACGCAGACGAACTGGTCGGTACAAGTTACGGCAGTAAAGCAGCATTAGCTCGAATGATTAATAAGGCTCGGCAGCAGGTTGACCGCTGGGTAAAAGTTAACGGATTGGTAATCGACCACAAGATATATACGCCATCACAAGGTCACTTTAACGAGGTTACCACAATAAACGGTAAGCCTTACAAAATGGTATTTGATGTCGCGGGTTACTTACCATGAGTCGCAACTCAAAGCAATGGGTGCAAACGTTCGCATTGGCGCTAGTATTTAGCGTTACTATGCTGGCGTTACTTTATTAACACATACAGAGGTGGCAGGATGAAAATTAACAAGGATTACGTCGGTGATTTTATTATGTTTATTCTAGCCATCACGTTTCTATGGATGGTATTATGAAAACATTTAAAGGATGTAAATATGTAATCACCGCGACTGGTGAGGTTGTTGAAGCTGAACTTAATTCGCTGTCAATACTATTCGCGGTTGGCATCGATGGCGCGTACTACAGAAGCGAATTCACAAAGCTCATCATGGACGATAAGCCTTGGAATGGTGGGAATGATGAGCATGTCGGCATGTCAATGCAGATAGCTAACGACGCAATACGTAAAATGATTAGCCATCAATAACCCTAAACGCCTTATCGGCAATACCACTTTCGCGCAACTCATCGAGCGTCAGTGGTCGGCCTGTTATGTCAGTAAACTTACTGATATGCAGCTTCCCGTCTAGAAACAATCTAGCGCCAGTAACACCCAAGCTCGACTCCACAAACGCCCTAGGCTGCATACGTAAAAATTCATCACTAGCCATATCTGAACGCACCTTTTGCACACCGTAACGCTCGTCTTTATTGCCTTTACGCTTAGTCGAGTAATCGTATTTGTCAGACGTGCCTTGTGTGGCTGGTTTTGTTCCATGTAGCGGGTCGATGCCTTTTAGTCTAATCAAATAAACGCTACGGCAGTTCATGTGCAACGGTATGCGCGGGTAATTCTTTTCGTCTAAATCCCACTCTTGCAGGTTAAATCTCATGCACGTTTTAGTTGTACGGTTATCCATCACTGCATAAAAAATACGCGTTTCTGCAATGTCTTTATTAGCTTGATACATTCTATCGCGAGCTGAGTTTGAATAATGACTAACGCCAGTGCGTACTAGTGTAGACGCCTGATTCTTTGTTACGCCGTCAAGTATGCCGCCGCTGTATGTTTTTGTGCTGCGATTGTACGTGCCGCGAATGTTGCGCGTAATCTCTTGGTTTGTTAGTCCTGCGCCGTAACCAGCGTCAATCTGGCCTATTATCGCGCGACTAGTTGAATCGATATTGTTGCGCACGAAATCAGCCCACACGCCCGACCTAGAGCTAGCACCACTTGATAGTACCATTGTCGCGGCGTTAGCATAACCTATCAGCGTCTTGTCTTCTGGAATAGCAAATGATGCGCCTAGGAAATCATCGTAAATGTCGTTAACGTGGGCAACGTCTAGCGCGGTCATGTGTTGCATTTGCTGTGTAATCAACTCAAATTCTGGCTGCATTAGCGCTTTGATTGACTCACGGATACGCGCACGAATAGCGTTGCGTTCGGATTGATTTAGTTGCTGTAGGTTGCCAAACTCTTCGATAATTGCAGGTAGGGATTTTGCGAACTCATTGTATGGTACGCCAATGTGTTGATTGATAAGCTGTGACGCGAATCGTGACAAATACACCTCGCGGCGTACAAGTGATTCAATGATGGTATCTTCGTTTGGAGTAGCCATAAAAAAGCCCTATTGTTTATATAGGGCTATTATAGCATTATGTTTGTTTAGGACATCAAGCCCCAGTCTTCTTCGCTTAACTCTTTCGTTGTTAAGTTCAATCTCATAGCTCCCCCTTGATTACATCTGGATCGAATATGAGCAGCCACATTAAACAGAACTCATTCATGCTGTCTGCGCTAATCTTTACGGCGTTTCTTATTTCGTTGTCGGATTCCTTTCTTCCGATATACACGCCGCCGTCACCCACCACTGCGGCTAATTCATGAGAGTAAACACCTTGAACTTCTCTGTCATTCATTACGTACCCTATCTCGTCACTCATTGACTTTTCTCCTTAATCATTCTGACAATATCATCAAGCTCTTCTCTTTCCGAAACATGCTCAAGGATGAAGTTGGCTTTAGCTGTGATTATACTCCTTTCCAGCCAAGCGACCACTTCGCTACCACCCTCTGAGATATCGATTAATTGTTGTAGAGTGTCTACTTGTACGTCTAATGCTTCTAGCTTATTCATTTCTTGTCCTCTATTGATTTACAGATAAATGACACGGCGACAAACATATTGCTAATCAAACCGAAATAGTCATCCACTGTGAGCGCGTACGGGACAAGCAACCCGGCAGCTATCAATAATGATGCCGCTGAACACTTCATAGCTTAACCTCGGCAGTAACCGTGCAGTGAAAGCCCCAAGTCGACACCGGGGTTGGTTCAGCCATCAAATCAACCATTAGCGCGAAATCTGTTTCTATTTTAAAGTCGGTGGCGGTTAGCCCGGTGTCGTCATGAAATGCAGTCACCAACTGCTTAACATCATCCTCTAGCTTGGCTTTCTTTTCTTGTAGTGTCATATTAATCTCCAATTAAAAAACCAGCTTATCACGTCCGTGTGATATGTCAACTATTTAATTGGCTTATCCTGATTGCCACCGAATCTAGTTAATGCAACCTTGGCAATGCTACCCATATGCGGAGCCGCAAAATAGAATCCTAGTATCAACATCATGGCACCTGTCATTGATTGCGCATCGGCACTTATGACCGCAGCACTTGCCATTAGCTGTTCTGGATTCTCGACCCATACGGCAGCTATCAATAAACCCTTAGCAATCAAGTATTGAATCAACCAGACAGCCGTAATCATAAGCGCAAGAAAGCGCCTAGCTAAATTCTGACCCTTGGTTGACTCCATCCATCCGATAAGGAAGCTAGCGGCCTGAGCCTTCGCCTTGGCGCCATCCTCAGCCTTTTCTTCATCGGTATAGAATAATTTATCAATACCATTGGTAACACCGCTCACAACGCCGTCAAGCGCCTTGTCGCTACCAAATAACCTACCCCAAAAACTCATATTACTAACCCCACTGATTGAATGATGGTAAAACCGTTGCTGGTTTAATTAATGGATATTTCTTGGCGATAAAATAACCACACGCATCGATAGGATGGTCGGTGTCGCTTGTCTTGTCCGGCTCGCCATTTTTGTTATACGCTTGCTGCTCAAATGCTTCTACTGTTAATGGGCACTTATCAGGATTAACTAGATACCTACGTAACCCATCAGCATTGCAAAACATGGCGTTTACCGCGTTTATTCTATCCCTAACTCTAGGGTTTGATTTATCCACAACAACCCTGAACCCAGCATTACGAAGTAGTGTCAAGTCTGTCTCACTTGCATTAACAGACTTTCTGTTGTTGCCACTAGAATCTGGATAAACGTATATTTTAAACTTCTGAATATATCGACCTGTAGCGACGTCGTACTTCCAGTATTTGTCCTGAATTAGTCGTATCATTTCCGGTGTATCAAACGCACCCATTATCTCATCAACCGCATGAGCCTCACCGCCTCGCTGGACGTGTGTTACCGCTGACATCTTACCAACGTTAAAATCCATACCTATATGCAGTACGTCGCTACCTTCGATTACTTCTGTAGACTTGTTTAGCTTGCGGTCAAACTGGTGATACACGATACCGCTGGTCAGATTGGTAAATTCACCATTGATATACGCGTCAATGAGGTTTGATGGGTAAGTGGTGCGTAACGTATCGACGTAATCACTAGGCAAAAATGGATTAGACAGTGTGCTAGCCTGAATCATTTCATAACCAGCTTTGGGCGTCTTCTTCCAGTATTTGTATACGAACTTAAACCCTTCCGGCGTAGTGTAAACTGACACGCGGTTAAATGGATTGTCGATACCTTCCGGTGATTGTCTGTTACGCGCTATAATCTTTATCCACGCATCTAACGCCTTCTCTTCCTTGAGCGTATCCAATTCATCAACGTGCGCACGGTACGTTTGATAACCAATGATTCGAGCCGGATTATCTAGCGTACGTAAAATGAAATCACCCATCTGACCGTTGCTGGTATAGATGATGTTCTCGGATTTGTTGTACTTGTAGCGAATGCCGTACTGCTGTAGTTTCTCCTCCATCCGTGGAGCCATGATTAAGCGCACCAAATCATAAGTAGGCTCATACAGCCCGATAAGCGCGTTGGATGATGAGCACGCGTCCATGAAGGCTTGGTTAGCCATCGTCTCTGATTTACCTGTACCAAACCCGCCAACAAAAGCGGGGTGCTTACAGGTCAGCGCATGGAAGTCTGCTTGTGGCTGCGTAGGCCTTATCTTAACCGTTCGCACTGGTCACAACCTCAATCTCAATCTTGCCGATAGTTTGGTTGTCGCCCTCTACTTCTTTCTCGCCCCACATTTCAGGTGAATGCTTAGATATCAAGAACTTAGCAGCCGCAACATCTGGCATGATTTGCTTTTCCATGACTTCTACGCGTGCGACTTCGCCGTTTTCTCTAACTGTTTTGGTCTCTTTGAAGCCGTAGCCTTTCGCGCGCTTAACTAACGAGCGATGACACATTGAGGTTAGGTTGATATTAACTTCATTCTTTGCGCGTGACATTGCCGGGTATCGATCAATCCAACCGCCAAGGGTTGACTTGTCTATGCCAAAAAATGCTGCAATCTCAGGATGGCTACAACCGATAACGGCGTAGTTAGCGTAATGCTCGGGATGATATGTTGCGTCGTACTTTTGATTTACGTGCTTAGTCTCGCCTTCCGGATTGTCTTCGCGAGATATTACTTTTCCATCTGCCATTAATAGACCCTATTATTTGACTGTGCCGGACTCCGGCTAATAGGGCATTATATCATGACAATAAAAAGCCCCGATTAAGGGGCTTGTGAATTAGTGCGCTTCTTTGTCATTAACGTGCTTATCGAATAGCTTTTTATGTCTGCGCGAGAACCTTGCCACCCAAGCCACCGCCGCCGCAACCAGTACAGTAATCGTTACGTGATAAAAATCAGAGGCGGCGACCACTAAAAGTGGGAGGAAAAGCAATGAAAACGCAACCATAAAGAATGCTACTATGCCATCTGAGTAGTAGAGTCCGCATCTTTCTTTGTAATTCCAAGCTCTTGAATCGCTCTCCTCGTACCCGAACAGTTTCCCGAATACGTAACTGTTTACCGCGCTAACCCTGCCAACCTTCGAATCATCAATCCAAGACCAAAGCCACTGAACGTACCAGCCAAGAAGGTAAGTAGCGAACCAGCAAGTAGAGAGAAGGATACCGACAATAAAAGCGATACCGTAAGCGTTAATTTCATTCATTTTATTTCCTTTTGATTAATTGAGTGCCTACAATATCACACGCACACCACTTGTCAACACCTTATTTAAATTAAACACAAAAAAACCACCCTAAGGTGGCGAAAACTGCTGCTTACTAGCTGCCAGTTATTTTTTTTGGGATTCAACAATCTTTTCTAGAAGTTGGTTGGTCTTTGCTTCTTGGGTCGTTGTTTGGTACATGTCGGCGGCAAACATCAACAGCAAACCACCAACAAAACTGACCGCTAGGGTGCGTACACTTTTACGCATTTCGTTAACGCTATCAGTGGTAAATGAGTTACGCATAATTGCCTCGTCATGCTCGTCTGTTTTGGACTCGCATTTTATCACTCGTTTATCTAGCTGATTAAGCTCAATACGCATTGACTCACTAGTTGCCATTGACTCTGCGATTTTATCTAGGGTCGACTCCATCTTTTCCATGCGCCTGTCGCTATTTTCGTTTGCCTGCGTCTGAACCGCTATGAAACTGGCTATCGTTTGTTCGTCGCTCATATTTTACCGTCTGGATTATCAAAAGTACTATCACGTATGATACCACAACACCAATAAACGCAAACGCAAACGCTAGAAACGAGATAAAAAAGTCCATTTGTTATCACCACCATTGCTGACGCTATCTCGATTGAGAAGTATATGTTTTTCCAGCTCAACATATTGTTTTGTTTTATGTCCACTAATAAGTAATACATATCAGGATGAATCATTATAGCATTGAATATGCCTGATACTGACATTGATAGGCATAGTAGCAATGCGAAAACTCGTTGTAACCCTCTTCTCGGAATGATTAGCAAACAGGCTATCGAGGTGGCAATGTATGTGAATGCTGCGACCGTATTGGCTAATCCGTACAGGTACTCATGTACGTAATCCATTGCGGGTGAGGACACAAAAAAGCCAGCGGTTAAACTGGCAATTAAAATTAAAAGCAACCGCATATTATGGCTTATCCGGTGGTGGTCTGGTTGTGCCGTCGCCGCGTTTATCTGCCATCAATCTATCCTCTTTTGAGTGGGACTTAATTGTATCATAGAATGCAAGCGCCACTGAGTAAGGTAGCACTACGGGGGCGAGCGTCACGTTAAGCCAGATAGATTTACCGCGCGGGTACCTGTACAGAATCCACGCCACCAGTGCGCATGAGCCGATAATGTATAGTAATAATAATATTAATGCTGTAATCATCTTTTGTTCCTCTTGATTTCTTTTTCGTAGTTAGACGCTTCGTTAAGCCAGTAACTCGTTAGCTTTTCGTGCTTCTTCGTAACATTGTCCTGCTTTACTTTCGTAATACCCTGTCATTATTGCCCCTTCAATTTAATATCTAGTATCGGTGATTCTAACAGCTTTTCAACTACACTTTCACCCGGTAGCGTTCCACGTACCAATGATAGCATTGTGTCCTTGAGGCTTGCTCTTATTGGCTTAAGGTACTTAATGTGCCATTCGACAGCCGTTACGCCACCGCTACATATCTCCGACCCAGCCAGCACAACGTTATCATTTGATGATACGTCGTGAGAATACACCTTTACCTCCTTGCCTTCCCATTCCGAATCGCCCCAGCCATCGATTCTACACATCGTACCAACTGGCGGTAACTCGCCATTGTCTTTCATTTCTTGTGTGAAGATTGGTTTTATCGTTTCAATCTTTATCGAGCCTGATGGCATTGAGTTGAAAACGTCTTTAAATGCGGCAGCCTCGGCTTCTGCTTCTTCATGAGAGTAGCCAGAAAAAACCTTCATGTCAATTAGTTTGGTTCTTTCGCTTGGGGTTTCGGTTGTACCCTCGCATGACCATTCGCAACCCTTCTCACCGACTGAGAATGTGTAATGCTCGCCATTATTACCGTTTTGACCGATAGCATCGATACGGTTATTGGTAGGCCATTCAATAGCTGTCAGCGGAGACGAAAATGTAATATCGCCACTTTTAATTCTACCGATTACCTCATCATGCAACGGGTGGTCAGCAATCGACACTGCGACCGCAGCGACACGCTTACTCACATATTCATTACGCGCCATTTCGACAAGCTCAAGCTCCGTGAATTTAGCGGTTTTTGTTACGTAGCGTTTTTTGTTATTTCTGTCATCGGCGTCATTAAAGTCATCGCCATCGGTCGCCTCGATTAAAAATAGCTCGCCACTAACGCCAATAAACTTATCACCGCCCTCAAACTTATGCCCTGCCTTCCAAAACCAGTCAAGCGTTGGGTAGCCGCGACTGGATTGGTCGTCTAGGTTTAGGTCTGAAAAATTATCAATCTCACACTCATTGATATCATTGACATCCCTATCGCCCCACGTGATAGTCATATTTTTACGTGAAAACATTGCGAATTTCCTGCGATGAAAGCACCAATGTAAGTCACTCGCATCTTTAGTGTTTTCTAATGTTAATTTATTATCTTTACCGCGCATGTTATTCTCCTAGTGCCAGTTTAATTTTGGTTTCGAGCGCCGCCATCCTACTTACTGCCATGCAGCGAGCCTCCAATAGCGACTCACACTCACGGACAGCATCTAGACATTCGCGACTTGCTAGAGCAGAGATCAGCCCTTCAATTGTCATATGGTACGTGGTATTGCACAGCTTTTCTTCACCCGGAATCTTTGCGTCATCACCAGCGATAGACACTTCATGCAACTTGTATTGGTGCGCGTCCGATGTTATCGCGTATTTATCTAGCTTAATCATATTATTTCCCCTTTGATAGTTTAATTGTGTATTTTACCTGTGAGACGCTAAGGTCTAACGCCTCACCAATAGCATCGTAAGACATTTTTCCGACCAGTGCAAGCACTTTATCTGCTCTTTTTAATACTGAGCTTCGGCGCCCTGAATTGAACTTTTCCGAAAACTGCGGGAAGTCGCTATTAACTCTAGCCATAACGCGATGCTTGCACACGCCAAATTCAGTTACTAGCTCTTCGATGGTGCCACATTCACGAACCATGCGACCTA